CGCTGCTGTGGTGAATCCCGGAAACAGGATGCCTGCGCCTGTGCTTCCGTGCTCAGCCTGCCTTGGCACTGGTTGTGGTGAGGTTCTATTCCGGCTGGAGGCTGGCGCATAGTGCCCTTTGCGCGTGGCTTCAACGCAGAGCGCGTCAGCGTGTGGCCTCGCAGCATCGCCGCACCACGTAGCGCTGCGCGCAGCAGGGTTGAAAAGCTCCTCGCGTGTATGCGCCTGCCTCATGTACGTGTGCGCTCATGTGTAGGCGCATCACGCTCGCATAGCGTAATAGCAACTCATCTTGAAACACTATGGCCAGCCGTTAGGCTGGCCTTGGCTACGCCAAGGTAACGTTGGCCAGTTGGCCTAGTTAGGCCGCTGCGCGCCCGCGTCATGTATGCGCCGCTATATGTATAGGCGTGCGTGGTGCGTGAGGCTGTCAGCCCGAGGCGAGCGCTTTTGACAGGAAATGTGGTGGCGCGAGGCGGTGGTGGCTCGCGCAGCGTGTGTCAGCCCGCAGACGGCAGGCTGTGAATGAGTCGTTCATACGGACCCCGTCCATCAGGCAGCGCCACCTGCTTCCACAGGTTCCCTGCGAATCAGCTAGCCTGCATGTTCAGCATGCCATGGCGTCTATAAATTTTGCTATACGTGCGCGTAGAGCATGCAGACTCGTGATGGACTGCGGACAGGCCCAGGACCAGCGTGGCCGTAGGCGCCACCATATCTTGCCGAGGCGTGTATAACTCGCCACAGGAGGCAACAAACAAATGAAGACCTATGAACACACCGTGATTCACCACGTCCAGACCACCAAGCACCACACGTTTCGTACCGACACAGAGGAGCCGTGCTGGGCAAAAGGTCCTCTGACGCTGAGAGGCTTCTACAAAGCCGAAGCAGAGATGCTGCACGCTGCACGCTGCCGGACAGCAAGGATGGAGGCTGATAGCCGTCACCCAGGGTGTGTCCGCCGGGTATTACTTCAGTCGTGAAACGCCGGAGATGACTCCGAAAGAGAAGCTGGCGTCGAGCGTCGTGGTGAGACGTCGTGATTACTGACGGCGAAAGCGCGGCTGACTCGTATAGCATCTACCGCACGGACGAAGAGACGATGAAGCACGTCAAGCCGGGTGTTCCTGTGGAACACGCAGACACGAAGCCGTATAAGTACGTCGTGACGACGATGAACAAGTTCAACCCCGAGAACAAAGAATGAGCTACTACCTGTTTTTGGGTAACGAACAAGCATCCGACTTTCTGACCGCGCTTCGCGCCATCGGACGCCTGCTACAGCCGGACAGCGGGAGAGAAGAAGAGGTGGATGTGTTGGCTGCGCTTAGCGCCTTCTTTCCCGCAGCAGCGAGTGCTCTTGACGTAGAGCGTGTAGCTATCTACGCGGAGATTGACCGACAAGCTGACGCCATCCTGACGGATATGCGGTGGGCGAGCTACCCACCAACGGTGGTGAGGCTTACGGAGCCTGTTCGGCGCATCCTCGGCGCACAAGTTGGTAACCGGATTCTCTACTCAGCCGGGGAGTTGCTGGTGGTCAGCGGCTCGGTCGCGGGGATTTCAGTTGGGCATTCGGAAGAACAAACGCAGCGGATGATCGCGGCACAACGCCGAGCGAGAGGGAAACGGGATGCGTGAACACGTACGAATCGTAGCTGGGCTGCTGCACAACCCACAGTACCCGTCCTGCGTCTTCATTCAGCAGAGAGCGGCTGACAGCAAGCGTGGCGGCCTGTGGGAATTTCCGGGTGGCAAGCAGGAACGCGGGGAAGTCGATGAAGAGACTCTCGCACGTGAACTGCGCGAGGAGCTGAATCTCCACGACTGCCACGTGTATCGGAAACACGGAGAGGTGTTCTACGACGGGTACGAAGTCGACGTGAACGTGGCGCTGTACTACGTGACTGCCACGCTTGTGCAGCTGAAGCCGCTCGTGCAGCAGAAGGCCGCCGGCTGGGTGCCGCACGGAGCGTTCACCACTCTTCTGTACGGAAGATGCATGGTGCCCAGCATGGAGTTGCTTTACAACCAGAACCCGCGCTTCTTCACCAGCAGAAAGGATGAACTGTGAAAACGGAATCTGCTACCAGCCACCACGCACTGACTCGTGACCCGAATTTCGAGGCGCTTCTCACGCCGGAGGCTCGGGTGCTGCATGACAAGCGGCTGACTTCGACGGTGGATGAATACACCATCTGCACCACGTGTGACGGGCAACCAGAGATTTGGCCGCTGGTCACGCTGACACCAATAGAGAGGGTGGCCAACCTCGCGGCAACTGCTCTCGCGAGCACCGGAGAGTGGGAAGGGCATCCGTGCGAGAGCCACAACAAGTGGCGATCCATCCGCCTCGTACGTTTCATGGGCGCTAGCTCGTTGGTGACTCTCGCTGCACAGCTTGTCAACCCCGACGCCATAGAGCGTGAGTACAAACGCTTTGCTGAGTCGATGGCAGCCGCGTTCAACTGGCTTGTGGCGAACAAGATGGTTGCGGGAGGGACGCTGCTGCCGTGCTCGCGCCTTATGTGTCCGGTTACTGACTACAACCAGCGTACGCTGCTGCTTCTCTACGTGGCCAGCAACTACAACATGCACCAACTGAACTCCGCGCTTGAGGAGGCAAAGCTCGGACACTGGTTTTACGAAGAGGGAGAGCTTCCCAAGACGCCGTTCGTAAACATGTACACCAAGGGAGGATGACCATGGCACGACCGACACAGACTCACACGTACGCGATTCTGGAAGTTCCGCAGCACACCTTCGATACCGTGGTGCAGCGCATCCGCGAGGAGACGGAGCATGAACAACCGGGCGGTCGTGTCACGGAGATGACCGACGACGAAGGTAACCTGATGATGCACGGCCTCGCGTTGAAGGCGATACCGGAGGATCTCTCGGGCGAGCATCTCACGCCGAGCCAGATGGCTGCGGCCATCATCGAGGATGTCGAGGAGAACGTCGGCGTACTCACGCAGGACGTGGAACTGAAGTCCGGGGCGATCGTGGGGCAGTTCTGTGAGCTGACTGGCAAGCAGGAAACGTTGGACGCGCTCAACGAGTTGCGCGCCGTATTGGACGCACCCATCCCGATGCTTCTGTGGTGCCCGGAGTGCGGGCGTCGCCACGTGGATGGCGAAGTAATGGAGAAACGTCCGCACCACACGCACGCCTGCCAGTTCTGCGGTCACGTGTGGCGTCCGACATTGCAGAACACGACGGGCGTTCAGTTCCTTCCTGGGTACAAGGATGCAGAGACGCTGCCTCCGACCCTCGTGCTTCAGCGCTTCTTCGAGTCATACGGCTATCGCATCTCCCCGCTCGGTGCCACGATGGGCAAGAGCAACTCGTTCATCGTGCGCGCCGTGGAGGCTGTAGACGCCGCACCGCCACCGCTTCCGAAGCTCAGTCGCCACGAGGACAACGACGAATGACGCTGGGGGTGTACGTTTATTGGCATCGCAGTTGGCGTCATCCTGACTGGACTCCGCGAAACCAGCTTCTATACTCGTGCCTGCTTTACCGCATCGTGCACTGGCATCTACTTGACGCCTGACGCATCTTCAGGTACGGTCGGGATGAACCAACGTGTTCAGAAAGTGACACCCGACCATGGAAACCACCCACAGCAACATCGCCTTCCCTCGCGTTTTCGCTCTGCCGATGACGCTTGCTTCGCTTAACCTCGCCGCTGCCACTCCTCCGCAGCACTGCCTGAATTGTGCGTGCAACACGATGGTGCCGATTCACGGGCACTACCATTGCACGCACTGCGGCTTTCGCGACTCCGACTAGCTCTGAACCGCGTCTCGCGGTACGGTAGTGCGTACACAACGGGCACGCGCCCACACAACGCACACAAGGAGCAAACCCATGAAGGTCTACTACATCGGTACGGCCACCCCATCTCGCGGTACGGTGATGAAGATCGTCGGTACGCGAGACGTCTCCGCGCTCATTCCCAACGCCTTCGGCGTCGCTGACCCCATGGTCATCGCTGCCGTGGACAAGGCGCTCGCCACGGATCTGAACCTCACGGATCACGCTCTCGTCGTGCTGACCAGCGGTGTCGACGGCAGTTCCGGGCAGGCGCAGGCGGCACGTCTCGGAGATGCCATCGCCGAGGGCCTCTTCAGCGGTATGGACACCACGGGCGCCTCGCAGGGTGACGGTGTGTTCATCAGCGACCTCGGCGCGATGTCGCTGCTGCCGGGCACCAACTCGTATCGAATCGGCGAGGTGCAGAGCACGGGCATCGTTCAGCTCGATCTCGACAGCCTGTCGATGCGCCAGCCGGTGTCCCTGCGCGGCAACAGCATCGAGGTGTTCGAGGACTTCCTGCTGAAAGCGGGTGCGACCATCGCGCTGCCCTGGAACATTCAGGACACCAGCGCTGCGGGCACGCCGACCAAGGACTACGTGTCCAACGCGCTCGGCGGGCAGTTCAAGCTCCAGCACGACAACACCAACGAGGTTCAGAACATCGGGCTGAACTGGAACGATCACCTCGCCTTCGACATCACCAAGAAGCCCATCCTGGAGGTGAGGCTGAAGATCGACGGCACGGCGGCGGCGGCCTTCGGCAACGGCATCGAGCGTCTCGTGGTCGGGTTCGCGTCGGCGCGCAACGCGACACTGAACAGCGTGACCACGAACGCGTGGTTCCGCATCGAGGGCGACGGGTCCACCCGCAAGATCAAGTACGAGACCGACGACAACACCACCGACTCCGCGCTGACCGACTCGACCAAGACCTACGCCGAGGGCACCTTCGTGACCCTGCGTGTCGACTGCTCCGACCTGACCGCCGTGGCGTTCTACGTCAATGGCGCCAAGGTCGGCACGCTGTCGATGGCGGCTGCGACGGGCAACGTGCAGCCGTTCGTCGAGCTTCAGAAGGACAGCGGTACCGGCACTATCGCGGTGACCATCGACTACATCTCTCCGCGCGGCGCCCGAGCCTAGCCTACCTTCAGCAGTTGAGACCCACCGTTCTTCGGGACGGTGGGTTTCTTTTTGCCTGAACGATTCACCAGCACGCGTGTATAGCGCACACAAGGAGGATTCACATGCGGATTTTCAGACCTGGAGAGCAGCGCAAGTACGCCGCGAGCGGCAGCACCAACGATCTTCAGTCGGGCTTCACACCCGCTGCGTTGGCGAGGACGTTCGGCCCCGCGAAGTGTCAGCACGTGGGACACGAGCCTGTGTCTCGCGAGCCGGTGATTGATGGTGTGCACGTGTACACGTGCTCGTGCGGTGAGCGCGTGCAGATCAATGAGCGTCGTGTGAGGCGCATGATGCGCAACTTCACGATGTTCGATTTCTCGTGGGCGTTTAGCCAGATTTCTGCGTCGCCTGATGCGCTCGCGAGTGCCGTGAAGTATCACGCGGCGATGTACTTCGCGGCACTCTTCCCGGCGGATGACAGCGAACAAAAGGGTCTTGATGTGGACGGGTACGCCATCAAGCGGCTGGTGGTGGACGCTGACGCGATGGAGGGAAGCGAGGATCTGCGCAGCACGTGTGAGGCGTTCGGCCTTCCGTGGGTTCGCCGCCACCGCGTGATCGACAAGGCGAAGTTCTCGCACGCGAGCCTCGGCGAGCACGGCTTCGGCATTGGCGGGAAGGTGATCGAAGATCACATGACGGTGGAGCTGATGCGCGGCGACATTCATCACTCGCGCACAGGCACACGCATCATCTTCGGCGCACAGACGGGTGCTGGACACTACACGAGCATGACGGAGGTGATTGAGGCGCTGAAGGAGTCGGGCATTGGCGAGCACACGACGGTCGCGCCGGAGGAGCAGCGCAAGATGCTGGAAGTCGCGCTGTGTGACTACGTGGAGCGCGTGGAAGGCTACGAGGTGCCGGATTGGCTTACGTCCGCTGTGCCCGGTCCTATCGCGCAGTGTGTGATGGCAGCCGCGTACTACGACGCGCATTTTGACGAGGCGCTGAAGACGTTCGTGGATTGGTGCCGCGCGAATGGCAAGAGGATCGAGGAGCCGGAGACGGGCATCATTGTGACGGGGAGTTCTACGCGGGAAGTGGATTTCAGCAAGGCCACGCTGATCGGCGATGATCGTCGTGGTAGCGGCGAGTAGTTAGTTCAGCATCGCCTTCGTATCGTTCGGCTCCGTCTTTCCCGCCTTCTCCAATTCCTCGATCCGCTGCGCCATCGCAGCCTTCTCCTTCTCAAGCTGCTGAATCAGCGTGTGCGCGTGGCGGTTGTAGTCCATCACCTGCCATAGCGCACTACTCGGGTCCACACCGAGAAGTTCGGTGCGGGCTGGCACCGCAATCAGCGTAATGTTCTTCGCCGTGATGTGCTCCGCGAGGGCGTTCAGAATGTCACGTGACTTTTCCATCGTGCAATCGGGGGGCAGACGCAGGAGCACGTGATCGTTGTCTTGTAGGTTGACGGTGACTGCGTGACGGAACGCTGTCAGCTTCGTCACGATGTCGTGTTCACCAGGGAGCATGGTGATTTGGCATCGCTGAAGATTGTACCGCGCCATGAAGTCTTGGAAGCAGCGTACGAGTCTCTGCCACTGCTCGTCGGTGATTACTCCGTTGGTGGTGTCGATGTCCACGGTGAATATGGGCTCGTTCTTCAGCAGCGGTCGCGATTCCATGTCAGTTGCCTCCGTTTTGTTCAGACCGAGGTACAGCATAGCACAGCCAACAAATCGTTGGCGTTCGCTGGACACGCCTCAGAAAATGCCCTATGCTGCCACCATGACTGACTTCCTTCAGAACGCTCGCCACGCCGACCGCGTGCGCCAGATCGAACGGATGCGCTCTGTCTTCGTTGGAGAGCGCCAGTACACGGTTGTGCACGGCAACAGCCGCAGTGTGCTTCGTGCGCTCCCCTCGTGCAGCGTGGACAGCGTTGTGACGGACCCACCGGCAGGTATCGGTTTCATGGGTAAGAAGTGGGATGAGTTTGGGAAGGTGTCGCAGCGTTCGGTTAATGCAGCCAAGAACAAAAAAGGTCTTCTGCCTCATTACGGTCGCGGCGGCACGCAGCAATCGCGAATCGCATACAAGACACGCGCGCGTGACGGGTTCGTCGCCTACATGAGTCAGATACTCTGTGAGGCGTGGCGTGTACTGAAGCCCGGTGGGTATGCGCTGGTATGGGCGCTGCCGAAGACATCACACTGGACGGCGACAGCGTGTGAGAACGCCGGATTTGAGATCGTTGATCGCGTGTCTCACTTCTTCGGGAGCGGCTTTCCCAAGAACCTATCGATCTCGAAGGCGATCGACAAGGCGCACGACAAGCTGCACAAGCGCAAGGTCATCGGCAAAACCAATCGCAACATCAGCGCAGCACAGGGACGCGGCAGCTTCGGTGGTCAGCGTGCATTCCGCGAAAAGAACTGGCACGTCTCGAACCTGCTGACGGCGCCGGCTACGGACGCCGCCGCAGAATGGGAGGGTTTTGGTACGGCGCTGAAGCCTGCGTGCGAGGATTGGTGGCTCGTGCGCAAGCCGCTGCAAGGCACGTACGTGGACAACGTGCTCACGCACGGGACCGGCGCGCTGAATATCGACGGCTGCCGCATTCACGACGGTGTGGTCGGAGCTAACCTCGGTATCACGCGCTCCAGCAAGACGAAGATGCAGAACGCGCAGGCTGAATCGATTGCGCGTACGAACGAGATGGGGAGGTGGCCTGCGAACATCGTGTTCGACGAGGCTGCCGCTGCTGAACTCGATAGGCAGGCGCCAGTATCGCGATTTTTCTACGCGGCGAAGCCGAGCCGTCGTGAGAAGGAAGAAGGGCTGTTGCACCTTCCCACGCATTCAGCAGCCGAGGCGACTGGAAGCAAGGAGGGACAGGAAAGGCTGAAGTCGCCGCGTACGGGTGCTGGCCGTTCAGCCAAGAGCGGCGTTCGCAACCACCACCCTACGGTGAAATCGATCGCGCTGATGCGTTGGTTGTGTCGGCTGATTACCCCGCCTGGGGGCGTTGTGGTCGACGCCTTCAACGGCAGCGGCACAACAGGCTGCGCAGCGGTTCTGGAAGGTTTCCGATACATCGGTATCGACGCTGAATTGCCGTATGTGCGTATCTCTCGGGCGCGTATTCGCAAGTGGGCCACCGACGAGGAAGCACGTTGGATCACAGCAAAAGAGGCTTCGATGCGCGTGGTGCGCGGATGACGCCGCTTGACTTCATCTACGATTCGTTGTTAATGAAGGCGTGACCACGTGTCTTGTCCTCACAGCAGCAAGCCGAGCGCGAAGCCGAGCGACTGCACCCTGTGCATGCGCATTCGACCGATGCAGAACGTGCCGGTTGGTGTTCGCACGCTGACGTTTGAGAAGTTGATGGAGCAGGATCGCGCGACGAATAGCAACTCCATGTTCTTTGGGCCGCGTAAGCGGAGAAGCGAGGAGTCGAGTGAAGAAGAATCGTACAGTGCGGCGGATCATGGAGCTTCGCGAGCTTCACGTGACTCGCGCATTTCTGAAGCAGCACGAAGTGGCCTCGCTTCCGGTCGTCAGCGATCCAATAGTGGCCCGCATCATTCGGCTTCGGGACAAGCATCTCAAGAAAGCACAGAAGCGCCACGCAGCAAAGATGGCGCTCGTGCAGAAACCAATGACGTGCACAGAGGAGGTGAAACGCGGAGGAGAAGTGACGCAGTGCGGAGCGGAGGCGATGCCTCAGTTCGACAGGGGAACCGAGGAGAAGCCGGGAACAGGCGAGTACATGTTCCACGCGTGTCCGCATGGTCATCGGAGCTTCGCTCAGCGAAGCACTCCGTTCGACAAGGGCTGGGTAATGGGTCCGAACGGTCGCGGGTACTTGCCACCGCTGGAGAAGCGCACAGAGCGCGCGGATCCGAGAATGTTTCCATCGCAGGGAAGAAGCACAGGCGTTCCGTTCATTCCAGATTCGGCGCTGAAGGCCGCAGCAGAACTGGCGCAAGGCATTCAGTCGATCTCGGACATGACAGCGCGCTCCGGGTACAGTCAGGCACAAGAGTGGGTCCGCGTTCGCGAGCAAAAGGGTCTCGTGAGCTGAAGTACAACCGCAGCAACAAGGAGAACGAGCAGATGAAGACCAAGAAGAAGGAGATCGAGAAGTCGGAGAAGCCGAGCCTCGGCAAGAAGAAGGGCGTCGTCAGCAAGGGCAGCAAGCCTGTCCTCGGCAAGAAGAAGCACCGCGACGAGGAGAGCAGCGAGGAGCCCGTCAAGACGAAGAAGGTCAAGAAGCCGGAGATGAAGGCGAAGGACAAGAGCGGCAAGAAGGTGAAGCCGGGGCTGAAGAAGGACGGCAGCGGCGAGGCCACGCGCTACGCGCAGCAGTCGCCGCCGGAGCCGCGCACCGCCACGCCGGAGCAGATGGAGAAGCAGCGCCAGAAGCTCGTGGAGCTGGGCTTCATCAACAAGAAGCTCGACACCCTGAAGGGCCTGAAGCTCGTGCGCGAGTTCGAGGGCAAGAAGTACGTCATCGTCGGCAAGAGCAACGGCTGGCTGCTGAAGAACACCGGCGACGTGCACGGCAGCCTGTACAGCGTCGTGTGCGCCATCGTGAAGGGCACGCGTCCGGCGTACGCCTTCCTGAAGTCGGCCTTCGAGGCCGTCAAGTAGTTCATCCGCATTCGTGACGAAGGGGCGGCGTGCTTTCTGGCGCCGCCCCTTCGTTGCAGAAAGGTCCGTGATTCAGATGGCTCCGAAGACCAACCCGAAGAACCGCGCTACCAAGCCCGGTACGCCGAAGCCCACGAAGGAGACGCCGATCACGAAGCCCATGACCAAGACCGCGTTCATCGCGGAGTTGGCCACGCGCCTCGACGCAGCGGGCATCGAGGCGAGCAAGAAGGAAGTCAGCGTGGTGCTCGACACGCTGCGTGGCGTCATCGTCGACCAGCTGAACAGCGCCGAGAAGTTCGTCCTCCCCGGCGTCGCACGCTTCGGCGTGCGTCACATGCCGGCCGTCGGCAAGAAGGAGAAGAAGGTTCGCAACCCCTCCAATGGCGATATGGTGTGGCAGAAGCCCCGTGCGGCGTTCAGCAAGCCGACCGTGCGCATCGTCAAGCAGCTGAAGGACGCGCTGAACTGATGGGCGCGGGTGCTGATGTGCGTCTCGAAGTCAGCAAGCCGACGCTCGACGAGATCAAGATGGCGCTGGCGCGCGTCGCTCCCGAAGCGATGACGACCATGGCAGATGGCAGCGTCATCGTGAGTGGCGTCGCTTTCGCTACATCACCGGAGGTTCCGCCGGAGCAGGAGAAGCTGCCGCTGTAGTTGGTAGCGAGTTGGTAGCGGGTTTTGGAAGTCAGTGAGAGGTTCGAGTCCTCTCGCCCGCACTGGAGGTTGTCGTGAAGATTGTCATCAACACCGTTCACGGGTGGTTTCAGCTTTCGTACGAAGCAACGAAGCTGGTAGAGGATGAAGAGGTGTCGTTTTTCTCTGGTGAGGACCACCAGATGCGCACACACCCGAAGCTGGTTGCTGCCGTGGAGAAGCTCGGTGATCTGGCTAGCCAGAAACCAGGGTGTCTGCTGCGTGTGGTGACGATTCCCGACGACGTTGATTGGATGATCCTTGCCGATGACGGCAAGGAATACATCGTGGACCGCAAACGAACGTGGAATGGAGATCGAAAATGAGTCTTGCAATCAGTGCGCTGATCGAGAGAGCCGTTGCGGCGGTCAAGGATACGGGCAAGCGGACGGAGCGCTTCCTGCCGGACGGCAAGCGGCTTTTCGCGAACGACGTTGATGAGCTTGTGCGTATGTGGTGGGAGCACAACCAATCAGCTTTTGGGCATGGCTCGACTCCGCGAATCTCCCCCACCTACATGCTGGGGACAGCGCAACACGAGACGAACTTCACTACGAACGAGGTTGACGTAGAGCCGCCGAACAGTACGGGCGTGTGTTTCATCAGCAAGGGCATCTTCCAGATTGCTGACAGCGAGGCGTCGGCGCGTGGTCATGCGGGCATTGACCTGCTGGATCTGGAGAACAGCGTCATCGTGCTGAGTGACATCGCCACGTACAACCTCCAAGAGATCATCCGCCTTGCAGACGATCGACAGGTGTTTGATCACGAGACTGAATACTCGGTGCGCCCTGACGTATGGGCGTATCTCTCCATCGCGCACAACCAAGGTCTCGGCGCCTGCAAGAAGACCATCCGCAAGTACGGCCTCGACTGGACGGCGTACAAGCTGCGCAACTCGGGTACTCCGTTCTGGAAGGATGTTGCTGAATACGGCGACGACTGCATCAGTGGTGGCGCCAAGATGAATCCGAAGTACCTCGCTGACCCGAAGACGTGGGAGGTGGGCTGATGGGCGTGCCGACGAACAACACAACGCGCGTGGTGCAGGAAGTCTGCAAGAAGTGCAAGAAGAAGAGGCGCAATACCCCGCCGTGCAAGTGGTGCGGCGATACCAAGGTTGTCACGCGCACCGTGGCGATCGTGCCGCCGCCGGTAAAGTCATGAAGCGCCGCCATCAGCTTTGGGAACGGGCTGTTGTTCAGAGTGCACAGGATCGTAGCGCGCACGAGAACATGCAGCAGCTTCTTGCATCGCAAGCCGTCGTGGAGGCTGCTCGTCAGCGCGCGTCGGTACCGCGTCGTACGGAGCTTGTCCCCTTCAACAATCGGTACGTCACGGTGTACACGCACGACGAATACGGCCTCGTGCTGGATCCGAAGATGTGGGTGTCGTCCAAGTGCAAACACGGGTGCAAAGGGGAGGGCTTTCTGTGGAGTGTCCGAGAGCCGGACAAGCACCGGATGATGACGCCGTGCCCGTGCGCGATGAAGGGGTACAAGAAGGCTCGCGAGCAGATCGAGCGGCGGCTGAAGAAGGCGGTCGACAAGGGGGCTGAACTCACCGCGATCCATCGTGAACTTGGCTCAAACCTCGTTCTGGACGTGCGTGAGGTTGCTGACGGTCGGTACATCGGCGTGCCTACGGGGGTTCCGTTGGTGCTGACTTCGGATTCCACCGCTGACACCAAACGCTGAAATCCAGTCCATTACGAGTCTTCCCGTTGACGGGCTTCTCTCCATCACCTACTCTGGAGTTCACGGAACGTAGCTCGGCTATTTCGAGCCCAAGCACGCTGTTCAGGAACTCAGAAAAGGAGAATCACGATGGCACTGAAGAAGCCCGACATGGGCAAGCCGAAGAAGGCGAAGAAGGCGAAGGCCACGGCGACCAAGAAGACCGCCAAGAAGACGGCCACCAGCAAGCCGAAGATGCAGAAGAAGAAGGCGCGTGGCAGTGTGTCGGCGGTGCGTCGCGAGAAGCGCTTCGCGCGGCTCATCGAGCAGAAGGGCGAGAAGGGCGCGCGCAAGATCGCCGGCGAGAAGGGCGTGTCCGCGAAGTAGCTCTCACGTCGCAGTCGCACTGAACGGCGCCAGCCCACTTCGCGGTGGGCTGGCGCTTTCTTTTGGAGGATACCGATGGAATTACCGAAACTGACCGTGCTGGATAATGACCGACGCAAGGCGGTGTCCTGTTCCGCGCGACCGGATCGCTGCGTGAAATGCCCCGCCAACAAGACCAACGGCGGTCGTTGCGGCGGCTGCACGGCTGACAAGCTCAAGACGTGTCAGCAGGAAGTCTGCTACGTCGACTGCAACACCTGCGTTGGGTACAAGGTCCAGGTGCCTGCGATCTGCGTGAAGGCTCCGCTGCGTAGCACCTACATGACGCTTGTGACCAACGGCTCGCCTGAATGGGCACGTGCCGAGTACAAGTTCTGGCCGCAGCCTCGGATTCAGCACGCCGTGAAAGCGGTCACCGTCGCACGCGGTGGCGGCGTCAAGAGCACGAAGAATTCCCCCTATCCCGAAGAGATGGAAGTGGTTGCGACCACATTGCCGGATGTGTGGGGCCGCAAGGGATGGTTCAGTAAGGATCTCAAAGACTACCTACGCCTGCGCAAGCACCAGAAGCTCATGCTGCTCACCACGATGCGTGACGACGTGCTGGAAGATGCGTGGGACATGGAGGAGTTCGGAGATACGTGGAACGAGGTTGGTGTCGACTACTCGATGCCGCTAGCGTTCAGCACATATACGAACAGCGGGCACCTTCAGAACTACTGGAGCGTGCTTCGTACCATGTATGCGACGCAACGTGGTCACAGCACGTTCGCGATGCTCGCGCGCGTACGAGGGCTTGATCTCGACGACTACTACGTGGCGGCGGCGAAGGCGCTCAAGCAGTGCGTGATGAATGCGCAGTTCCTCGTGAACGAGGCACAGATGCGTGACTTCATCGCGGCTGTGCAGCGTTGGGACCAGCTGATGCCGGAGAAGATCGCGTTCTGGTTCATCGGTATGGCCACGCCGACGTTCATCCACAACGTGCGCAAGTACGCGCCGAAGCGTGATCTGTATTTCGTGAGTGCCAACGCGTTTCGCCTCGCTGGGCACGGCAAGCGTCTCTTCGAGAATGGGAAGGTGCGGAAGGTTCCGAAGATGAGCAAGAGCGAACTGATGTACGAGAACCAGCGTGCGTTCATCGCACAGGTGGAGAAGTACGGGGGTGTGAAATGACACGTCGCATGCTGATTCCTATCGTGCAGCAGAAGCCGCGTCTTCCGACGCACAAGGTGGTCAGGAAGTTCTGGCCCCGTGGGGTCTGTGAGCCGCTCTTGCGGTTCGTGGAGCCCATCTACACGCGAAAGATGCAGGATGGGAAGCCAATCGAAATCGCTGAGCTTCACCCTGCCGGCCATCCGGCCTTCGAGGAGTTGCTGCAACAGTTGGCTGCGAACGCCGTGGCGATGAACATATGGGGTGTGCATCTCACGAACATCTCACGACCGATTCAGGTCATTCGCTACACACCAGGGAGCCGTTCGCGATTGCACGTCGATTTCATGGCGCATCGGAAGGAGTACGACAAGCTAGCTCAGGTGGTGATGCTGACGCCGCGATCGTCGTTCACTGGTGGGCGCCTGATCATGGATGACAAGCCGGTGGAGCCGTTCAATCAGGGTGACCTCGTGTCGTTTCCGGGGTACGTGATGCACGGCGCAGAGCCGGTAGAGAGCGGTGTCCGCGTCATTCTTGTCTGTTGGGTTTCTGGCCCTGCGTTCGTGTGAGGTGACCAATGAAAAAGCCAGCGATGCGGAAGCGCAGCGACAAGCAGAAGTTCAGTATCACTCCTGGGCAAGCGGCGTACATCACGTCTGACAAGGCGTTTTCGGAGGCGCGCGATCCTGGAGGGAATGCTACGGCGCCGCTCGATGTCTGCGTGCCGAATTCGTGGAATCCGAACGTCGTCAGCAAAGACGACATGAACAAGCTGGAGCTGAACATCGCCGACACGCTGCTGGAGACGGGGACTATTCCGCCAGCAGCCTTGAGATGGCATCCTATGCGTGACGGTACGTACGAGATCGTGGACGGCTATCACCGCAAGACCGTACTTCTCTCACTCATCAAGCGCATTGAGAAGGGTACGATTGCCGAGTGGCAGAAGGGCCGTTACAAGCGGCTGGCTGAACTCGACGAGGTGATCCGCGAGCGCTACCTCGAAGAGTGCGAAGAGATGGGTGTCAAGCCGGACAAGCACTGGAAGCCTCCGGTCAACATCCTGAAGGAGCGGCGTTGGCCGGTCTGCAACTTCCGGGCAATCAAGAAGCGCAAGGCGATGCGTCTCACGGAAACGCTGAATCACCTGCGTGGTCAGGATGATCCGGCGAAGTACGCCACCTTTTTGAACGAGCTGATTGCCGAGGAGGAAGAGACGGGCACGCGCTCCTCGTTGCGCGAAGAGGCCGAGTTCCTGCCGCAGAACGAGGCGGATCTCGAAATCATCATGCGCTCGCAAAATATCAAGCTCGACGATCTCGACCTTACGGGTGAAGCGGATACCGAGGACGACGGCGAGGAGGCAGAAGAGGAGCAGTGGGTTGATCTGAAGTTCCGCGTTCCCGTAGCTGTCGCGGAGATCGTGAACGCCGAGCTTGCGCGTATCGAGTCTCGCCTGGAAGGCAAGGCCACGAAGATGCGCGCGCTGGAGTTCATGGCGGTTCAGTCGGCGCAGACGCCAATGGAGAGTCTCGGCACGGCGAATGACGACGTGACGCTGCCCAAGAAGAAAAAGAAGGGCAAGAAAGGGAAGAAGGCATGAGCTACAGCGAGATCGTGCAGAAGGTGCAGATGAGCGAGCTTGTGGCTGAAGAGAAGCGCGTAAGCGCGGAGTTGAAGGCACAACGTGCATTGCAGCGACAGGCGCGACCGGGTACTCTGTCCATGACGGAATACCTGGCTTCCTTCGACGACGAAGAGAAGAAGGAAAAAGACGTGCTCGACCAACTGGCGGCTGACCGCGCTCAGCGTGAAGCAGCCGACAAGGAGAAGAAAGATGCCGCGCAAGGAGCCTTTCCCCCACCAGTCCTCATCGCCACCCCCGAGTAGCCACAACGACATCCGTTGTGGCTCGTGTGGTTTCAGCGGCCTTTCCAAGTCGCACGCGTGCCCACAGTGCGGGCACAGCGCCACCGTCGTGAACAGCGACATCATCACGAAGGTCGTCGACAACAAGTCTGACGATCTCTGGAAGTAGGGAGGCTGTCATGCTGCGCGTATACCTCAAGACGATCGCGGTCATCTCGCGAGACGCCAATCAGAACGACAACATCTTCGATGACCGCAAGGGATCGTACGTCTACGACGACTCCACGCTGTCAGCCAGCGGCACAGGTCAGGTGGTCACGATTCCGAAGGACAGCGGCGTGTTCGCCTTCGTGAAGCTGCCAGCGCCGGTCGGGCTGAGCACGCCGAAGATGATCATCATCGAGACGGACACGCCGATTCTGATCGCCTTCAACCAGGGCAGTGCGCCGGCCAACGGCACCACGACTGGCATGGTGCCACTCTCTCCCATCCCCGCCGTCAGCAACCCCACGCCGTCGACTGCACTTCCGCCGCAAAACGGCCGCCTCATCATCGCCTGTGATGGGTCCAACTGGACGAACGGCGATATCTACATCTGCAACAAGAGCATCACGCAACCGGCCACCATCACGCAGTGCGTGGTCGGGTAAGGAGAGACTGATGGCACGCAACCAGACTGACACGGACAACATCTTGCACCCGCTGGTGCAGCGCACCATCGCACCGAACGCCAAGTGCAACGGGTGTCTGCGCTACGTGACGCACCAGACGGTGTGCACCGCTGGTCTCACGCCTCGGTCGTGTGGAGACGGCAGCGATCCGAAGTCGGGATACACACCGATCTCGGAGCTTTCGCCGACTGAACCATCGAACGTGACGACCTCCGCGCAGGCCGTCGCCGGAAAGGACAAGACGGCGCACAACGAGGGATTCGAGCGCACGCCGACGCAGTTCCTCGGGGATGAACTCGCCGAGTGGAATGCCATGCTGCTGCATGCGCAGAATACCCTCATCAACAAGGGTCGGCAGGGTTGCGTCGCCTGCATGCGTGGTCCGATGACCGGGCACATCTCGCCGTCGCTCGCTGGCGTGATGGCGCAGCAGCACACGTGCAGCGTCGAGGTCTCGGAGCCGTTCGCCAAGGCGATGCTGAATCGCGTGTCTCCGAAGGTCCGTCTGCGCATCGGGGAGATTGCCAAGGGCGTCGATCTCGCGGAGCCATTCCACATCGTCAAGGCGGCGATCGAGCGTGAGCTGACCAAGGTCGGCAAGCTGCGTAAGGCCGAAGACGAGGAGTCCAGCGCAGAGAAGTCAATGTTCAATGCGGGCGCACCCAAGCCGCGAATGAATCCGAGGCTCGCGACGACCACAAAGCCGGGGCAGCAACCACCGAAGAAGCCTGCGGGGCCCACACCTTCCTGGGGACACGGCAAGCGCTACCAGTAGTTCATCACGGAGACTCACCATGAAGATGCGCCCGCAGAGAGTATCCCCGCCGCCAGGGCTTGACTTGGACTTGCTGAAGTCTGAGAAGTCCGTGCGTCGGGGAGCACGTCAGCTGGTTGACTTCGCCAAGTCGCACGGATGGCGACCGGCGAAGACGGAAGACGACACGGAGGATCCGAAATCGTGGTTTGTCGATCCGTTCACACTCATCGACATGGTGGGTCTCGGCTACCGCGAGACACCTGGGACGCTGACGTTCGACACGCTCCAGCAGATGACGCACCGCAATCCGGTGGTTGCCGCGATTGTGCAGACGCGCATTCAGCAGGTCGCGTCGTTCTGCCAGCCACAGCCGAATCAGTACAGCGTCGGGTACAAGATCAGTCCGAAGGATCGACGCACGAAGCTGACAGACAGCGGACGCAAGCGTATCACCTACATCCAGAACTTCATCGCCAATACGGGATCGGAGTACAGCAAGCAGCGCGACAACTTCAAGACGTTCATCCAGAAGTTCGTGCGGGATTCGCTGACATGGGATCAAGCCACGTTCGAGAAGACGCGCGGCCTGGCTCTGTCGACCACTGGACCGGGCAAGCTCCTCTCGTTCTATGCCACGCCGTCAGCAACCATCCGCATCGCCAAGCCAAAGGACCGCAAGGGGAGGCCGGAAGAGGACGAGGAGCGCGCTCGCAAGATGGTGAAGTACGTCCAGGTGATCAATGGGCGGCAGATGACTTCGTACTCCTCGGATCGTCTTGCGTTTTGCGTACGCAATCCGCGCACGGACATCGATGTGTTCGGTTACGGCTACACCGAACTCGAAATGCTGCTGAACACCATCACCGCCCATCTGTGGGCGGAAGAGTGGAATCGCAAGATGTTCAGCCAGGGATCCACGATCAAGGGCATGTTCAACATCAAGGGCAACATCAGCCCGGTACAGATGGAGAGCTTCAAGCGCCAGTGGCTGATGCAGATCGCTGGTATTGCTGGAGCGCACAAGACGCCGTTCGTGAACGCGGAAGGCATCGAGTTCATTCCGCTTCAGCTCTCCAACACCGAGATGGGCTACCAGATGTGGCTGGAGTATCTCATCAAGGTCGCGTGCTCGTGCTTCCTGATGGACCCGGCTGAGATCAACTTCGATCTCCGTGGTGGTGCTGGCGTCTCACAGCCGATGTTCATGACTACGAACGAGGCGCAGCAGAAGGTCAGCAAGGATCGTGGTCTGCGCCCTCTCCTGGGCTTTGTGGCTGACAGCATCAACCGTCACATCGTGTGGGAGATCGACGACAAGTTCGAGTTCGAGTTCGTCGGGCTGGACAGCAAGACCGAAGAACAGGCGATCGAGCTTCGGCTGAAGGAAGTGCAGAACTACAAGACGATCAACCAGATTCGTCAGGAGCAGGATATGGACCCCATCGAGTTCGGGGACATCATCCTCAATCCGACGTACACAGGCTACGTGCAGCAGAAGCAGGCCGCTCAGCAGCCGCAGCCTGGAATGCCTGGACAGGGCGGAGCACCTCCGGGTGGCGCACCACAGCAGCCAGGAGCCGCGCCACAGGTGCCCTCGACGGAGTACAGGCCGAACGCGCTCACGCAGGGTGGCAAGCCGAAGGATTTCGGTGATGAAGAGGACGAGGCGCAGCAGGCGCTTCAGCAGCACGGTGGGGAAGCGTCGGCAAAGACTCCAGCGCGTGACGAGGAGTCGAGCAGCGACATCAGCGATGTACGCAGTGAGGACTGGGAAACCACACTGCGCAGCATGCCGACGTCGAATCTTCGCAAGGGACACAAGGTGAAGGACAAGGCGAAAGCCGTCGTCAATCCTCGTTCGTGGTTCATCGACATCTAGGAGCTTGCCATGCTCGCGCTCGCGATTGATCTGAAGAAGGGCCGAAAGAAGGGCTCGCGCAACAAGGGTCCGGTCAAGTACCTCGCCGTCATCAAGATGCCGGACGGCACTGAGAGGTACGTGTACCCGCGAGACCTGGAAGGCGGGCGCACGCTGCAAGAGGTGATCGCCGCCAAGGCTGGTACCGAGCGAGTGCTGACCGTCGAGTTCGGCAAGGAGGTGAAGAAGGATCAGCAGTGGCTCCCAGCGCTGAACTACACCGAGGGTCAGCCGAAGCGGCCTGAAGCTGTTCAGTCGCAGCGCGTGTTGGAGGGCAAGCCAACGACGGACGCGCCGCAGGATGTGACACGCACAGCCAAGATGGCGTTGCGCGGTGGCGGCGCTGGTGGCGCCTCCGTGAAGGTCACGCGCGACGTGCCAGCCTCACGAGTCGTTGCGGACCCGGAAGGCAAGGTACGTCTGCCGTGGCTTCGTGAGTTGCTGACCCGGCCCACGAGGAAGCACAAGGAAACGAAGAAGATCATCGTTGGCGGCGGCATGCAGTTCATCCGGCAGAAGCCGGGAGCGTCGCATTCGCGTCCGCAAGGCATTCGCATCATTCCGCAGAAGGTGTCGCCGGAAGAGATCAAGCTGAAGCCGCGGGTCAAGGTGGACCCCCTTACGATGACGGCTGAATTGACGCTGCGCCGTATCAACGCGCGTGACAAGGCGCCGTCTGTGGCTCGCGAGATCCTCGTTGACATTCCCTCACTGGACCTGAACGCCGTCAGCGCGTATCCCAGCGACATGAAGCGGCGTATCCTTGCCAAGTTCGGTGGTGACGCGGCGGTGCTCCAGCAGAAGTTTGTGCGCGAGCCGATGACCACCATGCTGACGCTTGGTCTTGCGCGCGAGAGCCCGAAGACTGGCAACAACATGATCTCCGACGCTGAGTTCGGGCAGTTGGTGCACGAGTGGTACTGGAAGATGCGGAATATCGTTCAGCACGTCGTGCAGCATTATCGCGGTACGCGCGCCTACGACGCCGCTGTGAAGGAAGACGCGGCGCGTGCGAAGCGTACGGGGACGGCGCGTGAAGTGGAGAGCGCGTTCGTCTCGAAGCTCGCGAGGCAGAAGGCCGAGGCTGAAGGGCGTCAGGTCAAGCGCGGAGAGCTGACGAAGACCAAGAGCAAGATTTTCATCGACTCTGCGAGCGCCGAGTACATGGGCATCGCGTCTTCGTCTCTGCGCATCGCTGCTGAGCGCTACAAGGCCGCGATCGACAAGGATGAGCCTGTTGGCGAGGAGTCGCGTTTTGACCGGGTGGCGTACAGGCGTATTCAGATGGACGTGCGAAACGCCGCGTGGCACGACCTTCAGAACAAGCACGGGCTCACGCAGGTATCGAAGAAGGACGTGTTGAGCGTCGGCGACATCGATGACCCCGATCTCAACGCGATGGCGCCTGAATGGCTGCACTCGAAGGAGGCTAACCCTGTTGACCTGCGCGAGTGGGATCAGGTGGCGGCTGAAGGGCGTATGCACTTCTTCAACGCACTGGCGACGCTGCCGGAGGCGTACAAGAAAATCATCTCGCTCTACCACAAGCTGACACTCGACGAGAAGCACGGGGAGATTGAGGGTGAGTTGGGCGAGCGTTCGTTCGCGAGTATTGCGCGTGAGCATCCGCGCTGGCCGTCGCTGAACGAGCATGGCGTTCAGACGCGCGACGAGAGGGGCAAGCTGGAGTGGGTCAATCTGAAAGACAAGACGGACGCCTACAGCGGGCAATTTCTTAGCCGAATGTTGGAGCGAGCAGAGCAAGCGCTTGCCAACCGCTTCAAGCCGCGGAACTGGAAGGAGCGCGAAGAGGACGAAGAGAGTGCTGACGACGATGGACGAATCCCGCTCTCCGAATCGGGCAAGCTGGCGATGCGCTGGCTTCAGCTTCAGTCGAACCTGCGAGGCAAGCAGGCGCTCGCCGTGAGCGACTACAAGCACATGGTTGCCAAGCGAAAGCTGCTCACGGCTCCGATGGGGGCTTCCAACAAGCGTGCGCCGCTGCTGATGAGCAAAGAGGCTGTTGGTGCTCGTTTCTTCGCCGATCTCGGCAAGAAGCGCAACGAGCTTCGTGACCGCCTGAACGCCGCGAGAGCGCTGGCGTCTGCTCCTGGACAGGGGACAAAGCCGCTCTCCTCCGCTGACATGGCACTGCTCGATCGCCTCGATCGACTGTATGGTGTGGTGAATCCTGACCCCCACGTGGCTGTGGTCGCTGACTACACAGGGTACAAAGACGAGATTCTGCCGACGAGCACACGTGCTTCACTTGGCGCTTTGCGGCGCCTCTACACGCAGTATCACGAGATCACCAAGGAGACGCCCGCTGAGAGCGCCAAGCGTGTCCGAGCAATGAAGCGTCGTCTCAACGAGCTTGCAACTGTGCCCGAGCTTGACGACGACCAGCGGCGTTTGCATTCGCTCATCACGTCGGAGATCGCGCTGCGAGAATACACGATGGCAGAGAAGGCGAAGACCAAGAAGGCGATGACGCGCAGCGACTTCATCTCTGTGCTCGATGACTTCAGCTACAACACCGGGCGCCTCTGTGCCGCCCTCACGGAGTAGGCGATGACATTGAACCTGGAATTGGCGCGGAAGTCTCTCGCCGCGCGTGAGCCGTATCCCCGACTCATCTTCGACGACATTCGAGAGGACGTGCTGAAGTACCTCGACGAACAGCCGAAGACGATCAAGGCAGAGCGCATTTCCGTTCGCCGTCTGCCGGACATCAAGGGCTATGGTGGTGTCGTTGCCACCAGTCGTCGGTCGTATTGGTACGCAATGACCGGCAAGGGCTTCAGAATGCGCAAGGCGCGTGATCCTGACCGCGCGGCGTTGGCCATGCAGGACCAGTTCGATGCCGAGCAGCGCGCCAGCAAGAAGGTGCGTCAGCACGAAGCCGCTTCTGATGCACGGGGTATCTTTCTCGACGCCTCGATACTGAAGGCTGCGAAGCCGTACGGTCACACGGCATATACGCGGCACACGAAGACGGGCAAGACGGTCAACGTAGGCGCCAAAGGCGTCAAGGCGCCGATCATGTCGCCTGGAGCGCCGCCACAGCGCCCACAGGGATGGTCTGTGCTGGAGACGAAGCCTGTCGAGCGCAAGATGGTGCGCAAGGATGACGGCACCAAGCGCGAAGTTCCTGGCGCTCCTCCGGGCTCGCATCTGCCGAAGCAGATCGTGGCGCGGCTGAAGCAGCTTGGCGTGACCAAGTTTCCTGCGGCACACATCGGTGACGTGAAGGTGCACAGTCGTATCCACGATGACGAGCACGCGCACACTGGCGCACTGCTGTCGTGGAAGGACGACAAGGGGCGTGGTCAGAGTTCCTACTCGCAGGAGTTCGACCGCAAGAACGCTGAAAAGAAGTGGGAGCGTGTGACGAAGCACCGAGGCAAGATCGAGAGTGTGGTCGAGAACCTGAGCAAGAAAGCGCCCAATTCGCCAGCACACGCGGCTGCTCTGCTCATTGCGCAGACGGGTCTTCGCCCCGGCAGTACCAAGAGCGCCGAGGAAGAGGGCCACTACGGCGTCACTACGCTTCAGGTGCGTCACGTGAGCGAGCTGAAGGATGGCAGCTACAGCCTCAACTTCATCGGCAAATCGGGCAAGAAGAACAAGGCACGCATCAACGATCCAGTTCTCACTCGTGCCATCCGCAAGTTCATCAAAGGCAAGGCGCCGTCGGACGATGTGTTCGACGCCTCTCGTGCTGCGGTGGCGCAGGCGCTTCCGAAGGGCATCAAGCTGAAGGATCTCCGGACGCTCGTCGCCACCAACTACGCCGAGCAGCTTCTCGATCTGAATCCGCCGAAGCGCACGGGCAACGACGAGAAGGATGCGAAGTACGTCTGCAAGCTGCTCAAGGAAGTGTCAGCCGAAGTTGCCGACCGTCTCAACAATACTGCGGCCGTCGCACGTCGCAGCTACATCGCGCCAGCCGTCATCCAGGCTTGGGGCAAAGCACACCGTCTGCCGGAGGAGTGGTTCAAATGAGCAACAAGATGGAAGACGTGGAGCACTTCCCCATTCCGAAGGGGCTACTGAGGGCAGCAGGTATCAAGTCCGACGAGGATTGGGATAACCTGGGTTCAGCAGGCATTCGCAAGCCGACGGTGGAGAAGGGTGAGCACACGATGGTGAGGTGGGTGCGTGGCGACTTCGACAAGGCGTTGCCGCAGTCAGGCAAGGAGCAGCCAGTCAAGCAGGCGCCGAAAGGCTCCAAGGCCACCAGCAAGAAGCAGGGCGCTGGCGCGAGCAAGCCACGGTACAACTACGACGGCGAGAACAAGGAAGGCAAGAAGGTCGGCAAGCACGCCAAGCTGAAGGATGGCGAGGAGCCCGAAAAGCCTCCCGAGACGCAAGGTCAGCAGCCGACGCCGGAGCAGGAGCCGGAGGAGCCGAAGCACGTGGACGTGAGCAAGCTCGCGGGCGTTCTTCAGACGAGCATCGGCGTGCTCCGCAAGACCGCCAAGAAGTTCGCTACCAAGCCGGCAATGAAGGGCCGCAAGGGCTTCATCAATTTCATGATGACGCGCTGTGGCCGTTTCGCCAAGAAGCACAAGCTGAACGACAAGTTCATGGGCCTTGCGTACGACGCGCTGCTCGCGCAGCAGTCGTGATACCGTCGTAGGACCAAGGAGAAGAACAATGGAGAAGCTGGAAAAGGCGAAGGGTGCTGGCTCGCGTGGTGGCCAGGTCATCGGACATACCAAGTCAGGCAAGCCGATCTACGAGAAGCACGGAGCGCATCAGCGCGTGTATTCGGGCTTCTCTCCGAAGGACCATCGAGAGGCGGCGCGTGTGCATGGCAAGCTCGCGACGGCGGCAAATCGGAAGGATGATACACGAGCCTATCAGCGTCATCAGGTGGCGCGCGACGACCACCGCAACAAGGCTGACGATCTGGAGAATGGCGTGCGACAGGGCGGCAAGAAGACGTGGAAGGCGCTCGCCGTCGATCTCGCCGTCAAGAAGGCGCTGCGCGTCGGTCGTGATGGTGTGGTTCGCGGGGTGAGCGAGCTTGTGAAGTCGTTCTCGGCTGACAACCTCAGCAAGCTCGCCAAAGCGTACGGTGACGACCTTCAGGCGTGGCTCGGCCAGTTCCAGGGCACCAAGCTGTACGACAAGGCGGTGAGCCTTCTGGAGCAGGAGCTTCAGCTGGAGGCGGATCGCGCGGAGCAATCACGCAAGGCTGAAGAGGCGCGAGCGAAGCAGCCGGCCGGGCAGATGAACTACAATTCGTTCTGGCGCAAGCAGGACTTGATCAACGTGGAGAAGAAGCGCCTGCTGCTGAAGCTGCTGAAGACGAAGGGCAACGCAACCAAGAAGTCCCATGAAGAGGAGCTGAACATGGCCAAGAGCAATCCGATCGCAGACATCATGAAGGGCGCATCTTCCGAGGACGCCGACGAGCGTGCGCTGAGGAAGGCGATGCAGTCGTCGGAGGAGTCCTCGGATGAGGAGTCCAGCCCCGACGAGATGTCGAAGGGCAAGGGGAAGGCCGCGCGCAAGTCCGTCGATCCCGAGGATGACAACGAGGACGACGGCGATGACGGCAGCGACGTGACCAACAAGGGGGAGAGCGAGATCGATGGTGATGCCTCCGACGATCTCATGCGCGCGGCGATGCTGGAGCGCGGCATCAGCGAGGAGACCGTCGACAAGGCGCTGAAGGAGGCTGCGCGCCACAAGAAGGGTGGCGGCAAGATCCCCGCGCGTACCGCCGCCAAGGAGGAGCAGGAGGGCTTCAGCAGCGGCAAGAAGAACCGCGGCGGCGCGATGGGCGGCAACAAGTCGGCGCAGCGTCCGTCGTCCGGTATCGGAGGCAAGAAGAACGCCGGTTCAGCGGGCAATGTGGCCAGCTACAAGAGCGTCGCGGCGTCGCTGCGTGCGATGGGCGCTTCGGAGGACACCATCTCGAAGGCGATCGACGAGATGACGGCACGCGAGGGGCAGGGAGAGAAGGTGTCGCCGAAGGGTGGCGACAACAAGCACGGCGTGCGTACGGGCATCAGCTTCGGCCCGCTGATGACGCTGGAGAAGTCGACTGGCCCCGCCGGTGACGAGGAGATCGCGCGCCACATCGCGGAGGCTCACGGCATCGACATGGACCAGTTCAGCGGCAAGTAGTTGGTGCGGACTTCTACCTCTCTCGTTCAGGGTGACACGATGCCAGGTGAGCTGAAAATAACAACGGATACCAACGGGCTGTTTAGCGACGGTGGTATTCCTCTGGACGAGAGAGGTGAGTTCGTCGTCAAGGCGCAACTGCGCCTTGTGGCGCGGGAGTTTGAGCATCCCGTGCTTGCGTATCTGCAAGACGAAGCTCGGGACATCTATGCGTCTTTGCTGACGACGTGTGAGGAGCGGATTGCCGGCGTGCTTGACCGAGCGCGTGAGATGGACAAGTCGCTATTCATGTCTATCCCTCGCGGTGATGATTTGCGCAAGGCAAACGGGCGGCCGGGGCGCCCCAAGTCAAGCAAGGGACCGCCGTCAGCCGAGGATCGCAAGAGGCAGGCTGAAGCGCGTACGTGGGGAGCGCGTGGCGGCAAGTTCTACATCAACAGCAAGGGGCACAAGGTTTACGGGACGAAGCCACCGGAAGGGGACACTACGTTCCGCGAGATGAGCGACAAGGAAGTGGCTCAGCACGTCCAAAAGATGATCAACCCCACAGTGTTTATGGGTGTCGACGAGAAGGTGGTTGACGCCTACGTGGCTGCTGGTGTGTTCACGCCTGACGACGCTCACACGATTCAGTGGTTCCGCAAGCAGTTCATTGACGGTGATGGGGGCCTCATCGACCAGCTGAAGGCGGAAGACCCTGACTTCGACGAGTCGATGCAGGATGCCGCGATGAAGATCAACGGGATGAAGCTCGCGCAGTTCATGCACGAGTTCTTCGTCGAGAACGTGGTCGACGCCGGCAACACGCAGGAAGAGGCTGAAGAGGCGTGGAGTGAGCTTGCCGAGAAGTACGAGAAGGGTGTTAATGACGCTCGCGTGCAGGCGGCGCTGAAGCAGCGTGCGATCGAGTTCGAGGCGAACATCAACGAGGTCAATCTCGCGATCGAAGGGCTTCGGGCTGCGACCGACAACCTGCACGATGACATCCTCGATGATCCGAACAGTGCCGACAGTGCGCTGAAGATCATGTCGGTGATGCAGGGCCTTAGCATGATGTTCATCGCAGGCAAGGGTCAGGTCGCGAAACGTCAGTCGGACGACAAGTTCGGTACCATCCATATGAAGGGTACTCTCCAGGTCAACTTGGAGCCGCTGACGAACTGCACCGCCGACTTCGGGGAAGAGACGAAGTACGCAAAGGCGAAGGTCAACCTGATGCGTATGAATCTCGCGCAGCTGATGGCGATGTACGCGGGCGCGCTGATGCAGGATACCCGCAAGCAGAACGGTGACTTTGATCCTGACGCAATCGCCAAGGGGCAGAGTGACGAAGAGAAGACGATCGTTGCAGACCTGATTGAGAAGGTCATCAACAAGAAGATGAACGCTGACCACCGCGTGCCCAAGGCCGAGGTGGACAACGTGATCTCGTCTGCTCGCGCCATTGCTGCTGAAGTCGCCAAGATGGTCGGCGACTTCAATAAGGGTCAAGTTCCGGGCCTGGAGAAGATGTTCAAGGACCAGAACTTCAGCGCCGAGAAGCTGCTTGATAAGAGCAGCGAAGAGGGTATCGGCAAGGTCCGCAAGGAAATCCTCAGCTCGCAGCAAGAGCGCGAGATGCTGCTGAAGGCGCAGCAGGATGACAGCGTTGAGGCTTTGCCGTCCGCGATGGAGGGTGGTTTCTGGAGTTACAGTCAGAAACAGTGGGACGCCATCACCAAGAAGCAGGCGGTGGACAAGGGTGAGCCGTGGAAGCAGTCATCCCCACCTCGTCCGTTCTCATGGCAGGGGCAGGCCGTCAACTGGATTCAGAAGGTCAAGCGCGGCATCCTCGCGTACGACATGGGCATGGGCAAGACTGCCTGCGTCATCGCGTCGTCTTGTGCGCTGATGGACCAGAAGAAGATCAAGCGTTCGATCCTGATCCTTCCGCCAGTGCTGATGGAGCAGTGGCCGAAGGAGATCGCGACCTATGCGCCGGGTATCAAGCCGGAGGAAATCCTCGATCTGTCGCCGTACTCGCTGGAGGAGCGCAAGATGATGCTCGACAGCGACGCAGCGCGGAATGCCAAGTTCATCATCATGTCGTCGGGTACCCTCTGCGACCCGAAGGACGACACGAAAGACGAAGCGAACGACGGCACTGGTGGCATGGACAACGAGTTTGTCGATGCGATGAACAAGCTCGACGACACCGCTGTGTTCGTGGACGAGGTTCACACTGGTGGATACAAGACGGGCTCGGATGACGAGAACCGCAAGTCAGTTCGCAATCGTCTCCTCGGCCGCATGCTCGGCAACGACACCGACAATCCGCGTGAGTACGCCATCGGAATGACGGGTACGCCAATGCCGAACAGTGCGATGGACACCTTCAACATCACTGACCTGTTTGCCAAGGGCAAGGTGGGCAACCGCGACCAGTGGTCCGGTACGCTCTCGTCCACGACGTTCGACGAAGATACCGGCATGCGCATCCCCACCAACCCCGACAAGGTGAAGGAGCTTCAGCAGCGCCTCAAGCCGTACGTTTTCAGCAAGCTCGTTTCCGACGATGACGTGCGCCCGCAGTTGGCGCAGTGGCTTCCGCCGGATCCGGCACAGGTTCGCCAGGATCTGAAGCCGTCGGAGAAGAAGGGTCAGAACGGGTACTCGCAGCGCGACTACTTCAAGCGTGGCGGCGTCATCGAGAAGATGGCCAACGAGAAGCTGGCACAGATTCTCAAGAACCGCGAGAAGGCGGGCAAAGAGGATCTCCCCGAAGGTATGATCCAGATGATCTACAAGGGGCTGATTGTCAACATGAGTCGTCAGGCGGCGATTTCGCCGGCGCTCATTGACTCCACGTATGGTGAAGACGATCCGGCGCCGAAGATCGATCGCTGCGTCAACGACGTGGTGGAGCACTTCAATGGCGGCTGGGGCAAGAAGGGCGAGCCGATCGTCATCTTCGGCTCTACGGTGCGCCAGTTCCAACTGATGAAGCGGCGACTGATGAAGGCTGGCATCGACCCGAACCTCATGGGGGAGATCAGCAACAACACGGCGACGCTCGATCGCGCGCACATTCAGGATGCCACCAACGACGGTAAGATCAAGATCGTCTTCGTGGGCATCAAGTCCGGTGGCGCTGGTCTGAATCTCCAAAAGGCCAGCAACCACATGATGTTCCTCGACAACCCATGGACCCCTGCTGACAAGAAGCAGGCTCTTGGTCGCGTTCAGCGCGTGCAACAGAAGAAGCAGGTGCGCGTTACCACCTACTCCATGCCCGACACGTATGATTCGGTGATGGAAGACAAGCTCGCCGAGAAGCAGGTGATGAGCGACATGCTCACGCGTGACGAGGATCTGGACAAGTTGGTTCGGTTGACCAACGAAAATATCGCGTACATCACGGGGCGTCAGAAAGGCAGCAAGGCTGGTGGCCCACGCAAGATGTCCTCGAAGATGCTCGAAGACCTCTACGAGACGCTGGTAGACAACGGCGAGCACGACGTGGGCGACATGCTCACGAAGAAGGAGTGGAATGATGTAGAAGTAAACAGGGCGGCTCAGAAGAAGCTGCCTCCCGCGCTGCGCGCTGAATATGATCAGGCGAAGGATCGCTTGGATTGGCGCAAGAAGCGTGCTGACCGGCAGCAGGGTGCGCGGCTCTCCGGCATGCAGTCGTTGCTGAACGAGTACGAAAAGAAGTATGGCAAGGACAAGCAGAAGATGCCCACCGAGACGATGAAGCGCGTGGAGAAGATCGAGCGCGTTATCGCCAAGATGAAGGGCATCGAGCAGCCGAGTTACAAGCGGACGGAAAAGCCTCCGACCAAGGCTGAGGAGCGGGCTGCAAGCAAGAAGACGGCGGCAGCGCGTGAGAAGGTATCGCGCGACGAGAAGACGGCGAAGACCAAGCCGGTGAAGGTGCCGAAGGATCAGCGCGGTAAGGCGACGGATGACCACGATGGGCTGATGGCCGCAGCGAAGTCGAAGAAGTTCGACGCAGCTACACGCTACAAGGTCGCGAAGGATGCGCTGAAGTCTGCGCGTACGCCGAAGGAAAGGGCTGCGGCGCAGAAGCTCGTCGACAAGCTGAAGGGTAGTGCTCCGAGCAAGGCACCGAAGAAGGCTGAAAAGCCCGCCAAGGCTGGCGCTGCTGGCGCGCTGCCGAAGCCGAAGAAGGCCAAGCACGGCTACAAGGTCACCTCGACGAAGAAGATTCACGGTGTGCCCGAATACGAGCTTGCGTTGGTGCACGGTATGCTGCGCAAGACGAAGGCCAAGGATATGGCTTCGTTCCTGAAGAAGGAGATCAAGCCGAATTGGGATGCAAAGACTGACGGCAAGTACACTGAAGAGAAGGCGGCGAAGGTGGCGAAGAAGTGGCTCAACGCCTTGAAAAAAGACGGGCATATCTAGGAGATACCGATGGCACGCAAACTGGCAATGCACGATCACGGTTCAGCTTCGTACGATGCGAGTCTGAACGACGACCACTTCCAGGCGCACATCACCAGCGGGCAGCGTGGCAAGCGCCTGAGAATCACCACGCCGACACAGGTACTCCGCGTCTCCTCGCGTAGTGAGTTGAAAGCGGCGCTCGACAACTTCCGCCGTGAAGCTGTCGGGCTGCGCTTCGTGGTGGAAGACAGCAACGTGGCACGTCGCCGTTACGTCGAGTCAGTGCGGCCGTGCCTTCGCTACTACTGCGCCAAGTTCGGGATGACCGTGCCGGACTGGCTGACCAACGACGACCGTTACACCTCGCTGACCGATGGCGAGAAGATGAGGATGTTCGGGACCGATCACCTGAACATCAAGGAGTTCAAGAAGGTCAAGATGCCGAAGCTCCAGGTCGGCGGCGCCAATGCGTAGGTTCACCATTGTGGCCGTTCGCGTGGTGGCCCGTGTCGCTCCTGTGCTTGTGCCAAACGCGCGAGATGTGGCTATCGAAGTGGAGGGATTCATCGCGCGTATCAATTCCCTGTCACGAGCTACTGCCGAGGCAGAGTTCTTCAGGGATCATGCGGGTGCACGGATCATTGCGATCTTTTCGGGCGCACTGACGGAGGCTGCGTAATGCGAACGCTCAGTTCTGCGAAGGTTTCACAGATCGAAGGCATCATCCGTGACACACACCTCGCACTTGCCGTCGCAATGGTGGGTCCGTCTGCGGTGACGAAAGCCGACTACGACCGCCTGAAGGAGCAAGGGATGCTCCGCAAAGGCGGTAGTTTGCTGACCAAGGCGTACCAGTACGGCGTCCTTTCGGGCAACATGGGACGTAGCGACGCTGACGAGGGAATCACGCCGCAGAATTTCCTCGCTTTTCTCACTGGCAACGGTGTGGAGCTTTCCAAGTCAGACCGGGCTGTGGTGGATGCAGCAGGGGATACCATCACGGCGCACACCACAAGCCTCGCCTCAATGCTCGACAAGCGCTTCAGGATGGCGCTGTCGTCTGGTGACAAGGTGCTGCGGCGTTCTCGCACGCTGGGAGTGCGCAGGATCGTCGGAGAAGGCGCCGCGCATGGTGAGAGCGTGGCGAGCATCGCGGCGAGGCTGGCGAAGGCCACACGCGACAGCCGGCACGATTGGGAACTCGTGACCGCGACTGAACTGAACAACCTCGTGTGTGAGGGAAAGGCGGCGGCTATCGTCGCCAAGTCTGGAAAGCGCGAGCCGCGTGTCTACAAGAAGCCCAAGAAGGACGCCTGTGCGTACTGCAAGGCGCTCTATCTCGCTGATGACGGCATTACACCGCGTGTGTTCCTGCTGTCTGATCTCATTGCCAACGGTACCAACGAGGATCGGCCGCGTGGCAAGCCGTCGCTGGATGGGGCGTCAGCAACGATGTGGAAGGCTACGCTCGATAGCACTCATCCGTACTGCCAGTGTCAGCTCTACGAGCTTCGTCCTGGGTACGTATTCGACGAGCGTGGCGTTCAGATCGCTGCGAGCGCCAAGAAAAGTGAGGAGCCGATCTCGCCGTTTGACCGCCTCGCTGCCAAACACACTTGCCGATAGACGGGTTCAGCCATGACCGAGTTCGAGCGCACAATCAGGAAGCTGAAGCCACGCACGGTCAAGAAGATCGGCGAAGGGCGCTTCGGCGCTCGTGTGGCTGTGTACGACAACGGATACAAGGCGCTAATCAAGGTACCGCTGAACGGTCGGACGTTCCGCTTCCTTGACACCAGCCCTGCGCACAAGCGTGAAGAGGCGTTCTATCGTCTTGGGGAGTTGTACTTCCCTGGCGTGGTGCCGGAGACATACGCCACGATCATGGACGGCTTTCCTGTGTCAGCGCAGATGTATGTGCCGGGCTTTCATCCTCGGCAGTACGACGATGAACTGTTCGACACTGAGCGTGCGGACTTCAACGGCAACTTCAAGAGGGTGTTGTATGGCGCCGCGCCTCGGGACAAGTGGAAGCGTCTTGTCGTTCTCGACGTCATTGGCAACAGTCGTGATCGCCATGGCAAGAACGTTCTGATTCGGCCGCATAACCCGGTGAAGCTCGTCGCTATCGACAACGGATTCAGCCTCGGCCGAACCTTTCGCGGCTATCGCAACGTCTTCCACAAGCACTTGTACTACGGGCACTTTCATGCCCCAGCAGCATTGAAGGATCTTGAGTTCCTCGACCTCAAAGATATTGTCGACGCTATCGTGCCTCTAGTGGACAAGGAGCATGCAGAGCATGTGATGCGCCGGATTGAATGGGTACTGGAGTATCCGCACCGCCTGCCGTTTCGTGTGTTCAGTAAGGGCGCCAAGAAGTCCATCGACTTCCCACCATATTCAGCGTATTTCAAGCGTGGCTTCCGGCGCCTGCCTGAACGCCCGATACTTGTGAAGGCTGCATAACGCAGGTACAGTGGACGCAGACGGGAGAGAATCGTGAATAACGACAACATCCAGGTGTGGTTTCCAAACTCAGTGACCCTCGACTTCTCGAAGGCGCTCGGCGGGAGCAAGGAATACGACGGCTATCCGCTGAGGGGCTACTGCTCCACGGAGCGCGAGGACCGGCAAGAGGAGGTGCTCGTTCAGAAAGGACTCGACTTCGGGGAGTTCGTGAAGTGGGGTTGGTTCAACGACAACCACGATCAGAAGACCATCTCGAAGGTGGGCTATCCCACGATGGCGGCGTTGCACAAGTCGCGCGGCTGGTACGTCGAGGGCTTTCTGCTGAAGGGTTATCCACCCGCAGAGAAGATCGTGGAGCTTGCGAAGGCGCTTCAGTCGACTCCACGGCGTCTCGGGCTCAGTGTCGAGGGCAAGGTGATCGAGCGCTCGATGGATCAGAAGCGCATCCTCCGCGCGAACATTCGCAACGTCGCTGTCACCAGTGAGCCGGTCAACCCCGACTGCACCTGGGAGCTTGTCAGCAAGTCCTTTGGCAGCGCCGCCGAGATCGAGGACGCCACGGAGAAGGCACTCAGCACTGGCGGTGGCAATCCACGCGGTGCGCTGAACGCGCAGAGCGTGGAAAAAGCCACGTGTGGCAAGTGCGGGCGTATGTTGGATCGTTGCGTGTGTGGTGCAGACGTTGTGACACGCCACGTGCGCCGGTCGATGACGCTCACGGAAGCAACGAATCTGGTACACAAAGCACGCCCCAGCTACGATGCAGCGACGTGTGAGCGCGTTGCGCGTCTGTATCTGCAAGGGCTCATCTAGTAGGCAACCAACAAGGAGATGAACATGGCAGCGGGACAAATCGGGGGCAGAGACCCCATCGGCATCAAGGGCGTCAGTAGCCGGCAGCATCCGCTGTTGGCGTTCGGTGACATCACCTTGCCGCTTCAGATCACGGGGCCGTCAGCGGAGTTCGATATGGGCTTCCTGGCGCGCGACGGCAAGACGGTCAAGTTCGACGCCGTGGTGTGTCTGGACGCGGCGCCGTCCAACGCGGCGAACTACGTCACCTGCACCAAGGGCAGCAAGCCCAATACCGTGCTCGTCAGCGTGTGGAAGAACACGTTCGCCGCCGCTGACGCCGCGACGGTCACCAACATCCACCTCGTCGCCATGCGCGGCGGGCAGTTCGTCAAGTAGTCTCAACCGCAGTAACCGAAACAGACCACAAGGAGAGTCATCATGATTGGACACCCGCTCATCATCCTCGGCACCGACCGCACTGCCTTCACGGTGGGCGTCGGCGAGACGTTCGTGGTCCCTGACAGCGTGCCGGCGCCGTCGCCCACTTCGGCGTATGTGCCGTCGGGCGTCGCCGGCACCTTCCAGAACACCCGTCCCGCCGTCGGCGGTCAGCTGTTCGTGACCGTCAGCGACGCCGCCGGCCCCAACAACGTCATCGCCTTCGAGAACGAGTTCTACCCCGGCGACACCATCGCGCTGAGCGCCGTCAGCGGCGGCGTCGTCACCATCACCTACACGCCGGTCAACGGCACGGCCGCCACCATCGGCAAGATCACGGGAGTGACCACGAAGGCGTGGCTTCTCGGCTGGTACGCCTAGCCACAGCGGTCGGGTGCTGAAGGAGACAACGATGAAGAACCGCAAGAACCCGAATGAGCAATCGCTTCTCAAGGCGCTCGACCGTCTGGAGAAGGGCAGCGTGCCCAAGGAGATGAAGGACGCTGACGGTGGCTTTGCCACCGAAGGCGATGGAGACGAGCTTCAGGTCTCCGCTTCCGAGGACGCCGAGCCCAAGGCGAAGAAGTCGATGAAGAAGGCCGCGCGACGTGCGGCCGAAGAGAGCGAGGACGACGTGTCGAAGGCGATGGAGTCTTCGGACGAGGAGCACTCGCCTGCGGCTACCTCGTCTCCCGACATCAGCGGCGATGAGGAGAGCAGCAACGACGACGCTGATGAGGAGTCGTCGGCGCCGCCCGCCAAGAAGTCGCTGAAGAAGGCCGCCTGCGACAAGTGTGGGAAGAAGATGACGCTCTGCAAGTGCGGCACGATGAAGTCCATCAAGAAGTCGCTGATGGAGGATCCCGACGCGAAGGATTTCGTGGATGGGTCGGCCTTCGTCGAGCAACTGGTGGACACGGTGTCCGACACCGTGGACGGCTTCAGCAGGTCGCTCGCGAAGTCGATGAAGCAGCAGGACGGCTTCAATGGGCGGCTCAGCAAAGCGATGGTGGCAGTCGGCGAGATGCTCGTCGACATGAACGCCGCGCTGAGCGCCGTGAGCAAGGAGAATCGCAAGCTCCGCAAGGCGCTGGCGAATACCCCGGTGGACGAGCGCCACAGCGTGCTGAGCGAGGACGAGATCCCCGATCACCCGCTGGAGAAGGGCAACAAGAGCAGCAAGGGGCGGGGCACCACGCTCGCGCCGAAGGATCTCCGCAAGTCACTGGAGATCATCGAGGAGTTGGCGCGGCAGGGGAAGTGCCCGCACCACTTCGTCAGTGAGGTCGAGATCCACAAGTCGCTCGACTCGCTGGACCCGGAAACCATCAAGGCCGTTCAGGCCCGGCTGTAGTATCGCTGAATTGAAAGGAGATCAACCATGTACGGTGGAGTATCGCTGAAGGACTACGAGGGCGCCGCGGGATTCGGAATGAACCCGTTCGGCATGGTCGAAGACATCAACAAGGCGCTCAGCGCCGGCTACCAGAATCCGGGTCAGGCGGGTGGTGGCGCTCTGCGCATGGAGTCGCTGGAGGCGACGATGCGCATCGTCACCTTCACCCAAGCCAACATCAAGCTGTGGCGGGCGCTGCCCAAGCTCCCCGCGTTCAGCACCGTGGAGGAGTACACCATCCAGACCAGCTACGGTGGTGATGCGGGCATTTTCACTCGCGAGGGTGAGCTTCCGCAGGCGTCGGACGCCGCCTACGAGCGCAAGGTCGCGCAGGTGAAGTTCATGGGTATTCAGAAGGAGATCACGCATCCGCAGATGCTCGTGCGTCCGGCGCACGGCAGCGTGCTCGCTCTGGAGACTCAGAACGGCGCGATCAAGCTGCTGGAGCAGATCGAGCGCAAGCTGTTCACGGGCAATTCGCTCATCGTGCCGGAGGAGTTCGACGGCCTCTTCAAGCAGATCACCGATGACTCGTACGCCGCGACGCAGAACGTGCTCGACATGCGCGGTGGGCCGATCACGGAGGACTCGCTGGAGGAGGCGGCGAATCTCGTCGTGGAGGCGTACGGCGTGCCGACCGATCTCTACATGGCGCCTCGCGCGCTGAGCGACATGGCCAAGCAGTTCTACCCGCGCGAGCGGGTGAACCTGCCGGCCGCGATCGATGGCAAGGTCGGCCTCGCCGTGACCGCGTTCCAGTCGAACGCGGGCCTCATCGCCTTCCAGAACAACATCTTCCTGCGCAGCGGCAAGAACAACGGCGTGAAGTCGGCGCCCGTCAGCGCAACGGCCGTGCGAGCGCCGTCGGCGCCGACCGTGGCGGTGGCTGACCCCGGAGCCACCACGGGCTCGAAGTTCCGCGCGGGTGACGCGGCGACCTACATCTACAAGGTCAGCGCGGCCAACCGTTTCGGAGAGAGTGCCTCGGGCACCAGCGCGGGTCAGGCGGTGGCAGCGGGTGAGTCCATCAACGTCACCATCACTGATGGTGGCGGCGCGGATGGTGCGACCGGCTACAACGTCTACCGCTCGTCGGCGGGCGGCGCTGCCGGCACGTGCCAGTTCCTGACGCAGGTTCAGCGCGTCGGTGCGTCGGCGACCACGGTGTTCGCCGATCTGAACCTCACCATCCCCGGCTGCTCCAACGCGTACCTGCTCCAGATGAACCTCCAGAACCTCAGCTTCCGTCAGCTGGCGCCGATGATCAAGATCCCGCTCGCCACGCTCGCCGCGTCGGTGCGCTGGATGCAGCTGATCTACGGCACGCCGATCGTCTACTCCCCGCGTCGCAACGTCATCTTCACCAACGTGCTCGACGACTAGCAGACGCGCGGCTAGCGCGGTAAACTAGCTGCGTGACCTGCGGTAGTAAGTGCTGAAGGGGCGGAGGCCACAGAGGCTTCCGCCCCTTTGTTTTCAACCGACAAGGAGAATGACGATGGCGACATTGGTGACCGAGAATCTGCACGAGCACGGAGCGACGGTGAATACCCGTCACGGTGAGGTGACCTTCAGCAAGAAGGGTCAGTTCGAGTTCGAGGATGACGAGACTGCACGAGCCGTCGCTGCCATGCACATCAAGGGCTGGACCGTGCAGGGTCTCGACGACGAGGACGAGGACGACGAGGACGAGGACGAGACGATCACGGCTGGCGACGGCACCAGTGAGGGTGGCGAAGTCGTCAGCAGCAAGCCCAACCTCGGCAAGAAGAAGAACAAGAAGAACAAGAAGGGCAACAGGGTGGCGTAGCAACCGACGGCGCGTGGAGCGCTTGGTGGCTGACACGCGAGGTAGTCTCGCATCACGGGCGCGCCGCCGTGAGAGTCAACCACCAAGCGTTCGTTGTTTTTTGGAGGTGCCGCATGGCCATGAGACCCGCAGGACCAGTGAGAGTGACCGCGCCGGAACAGGTATCGCCGGGAGTGGTTCGCGGGGGCTCGTTTGCCATCGACGATCTCACCGTGGATTTTCTGAAGCGAACGTACCTCCTTGGGATTCAGATCAACGGCGTAGATGACGAGTTTTTTTTGCACCACCTGGAAAATGCGATGGAGTGGGTACGTGACCACACGTCGACAGCAATCCGGGATGAGTTCGTGGAGGACGAGCCGCATGACTATTTCGCGGCTGATTGGATGCAGTACAGTTTTCTGAAGGTGAATCGCGGGCCGGTCAAGCTCGTGCAGAAGATTTCAGCCGTGTACCCCACGGGCAACTACCTCTTCGAGTTCCCACAGGAGTGGTTGCGTGTCGATCCGAACGGTCGCCAGATTCAGATCGTGCCGAGCGGTGGCTCGCTTGCAATGGCGTTGCTCGGGCAGGGGGGGACGTATCTGCCAATCATCTATCGGAACCTTCAGTATCTCCCTCAGCTGTTCCACGTGTACTACACCGTTGGCTGGCCCGAAGGAGGTATTCCGCGCCGGTTGATTGACGCGGCGTGCAAGAAAGCGTGCATCGATATTCTGGCGATCGTCGGAGACATCATCTACGGTCCCGGCGTTGTCAGTCGCACCGTGTCGATCGATGGTATTTCGCAGAGTGAGAGCTATGCGAATAGTGGGCAAGAAGCTGCGGTGTTCACCGGGCGCATCTCCCGGTACCTCAAGGATCTGAACGGTGATCCGTCGCGACCAGAAGGAAGCCCTGAGCACGACGGGCTGATTCTGTCCATCAAGAAGCACTACATCGGCCTCAACCTCACGGCGCTCTAATGAGCAACCCTCTCGACCCATCAAAAGTATCCGTTACCGTTGGTGGCAAGACTGTCAGCGTCGGCGGTAAGGTGGATGGCGTGCCTGTTCGTCCGGGCATGCCTGACCCGAACCTCGTGGACGTGGTGCCAACGGTTCAGACCTCACTGCCGGACTACCTCAAGAACTTCGCTGAAGGCGCGAAGATTGATCCTGACCGCTACATCGCGCTGATTCAAGGGCAGAGCCCTAACGTGCTGTGGGAGAAGGTGTGCGTCTGCCCAAACTCCACGGACAACGGCACGCACGATCCGACGTGCGACTTGTGCCTTCACGGGATGCTGTTCTTCGACCCGCAGAAAATTCCGATGCTCGTCACGACTGCCTCGCTTCAGCAGACCTTCTACCTGCAAGGTCGCTATTCGCCGGGTAGCATCGTGGTGACGGTGGCACCAACGAATCAGATTTCGGAAGGTGACCGCGTGACTGTGTTGGACAGTTCCGTGCGCACGACTACCAAGCGCCGGCGGAACTCCGACTCGCTCATTGACCGTGTGAAGTACCCCATCAAGGATGTTGTGTTGCTGCGCACGCGCGACAAGACGTTCAACCTGGGGACTGATTTCAGCATCACGGAGGACGGCGCGATTCAGTGGGAGGCCAGTGTTAAACGGCGTCCTGCGAAGGGCGCTTTCTACAGCGTGGTGTACACGCATGCGCCAATCTACATCATCACTGACATGCTTCACGCACACCGTGATCGGCGTGTCACCGTTGGCGGAAAGAGCGGCACTGTGGCTGGGCCAATACAAGCCATGGCCAAGGCCGATTTCCTCGCGCGTGATGAAGGCAAAGATGAGCAAGATCAGCCGAACCCAAGTCCCTACGGGCGCACTTAAGAAAGCGGCTGATCGCGCCGCTGCCAAGGCGAAGAAACAAGTTCAATCTGCGCTCAAAGAGGCGCAGCACGTCGTTCAGCAGCGTTTTCATCAGTTCGCCGACGCAAACCTGGGCACCGTCAACGCTGAAATCTACAAGGCTGGTGTCCTGGTCTCTGTTGGCTCCGATCCAGAGATCGATCTTACGGTCGAGCTTGTGGGGCCGCTGCCAAACGCACTGGAACACGGCTACAACGCGTTTGACATCAAGCCTGGGCTCCTCGCTAGTGGCGCGGTGAAAACGAGCAAGAGCGGCGAGCAGTACGTTGACGTTCCGCTCGGTTTGGCAGCGTCAGCCGTACCGTCAAGCATCAAGGGTCTTCTCACAAAAGCAGAGAAGCAAGCTGACGGGATGAACAAGCGATTTGGCGTGGGAAAAGCTGATCGCGAGCGCATGGCGCAGACTACGGAATTCTCAGTCAAGGGCGTGTTTCGCCAAGCTGGTGAGCACAAGACTATTCGGCGCGTCAGCACGAAGAGTTCACCAGAAAGCTGGATCCATCCGGGGTTCAAAGGCATCCACGCTGCGGAGACTCTGAAGAGTGAGATATACACAATCGTAATGGGGCTAGTTCGCAGCTTCATGAGGAGCAACCGCCAATGACCACGCTGTATCCCATTCCACCAGACCCGAACGCCTACACCGGCAAGTACCTCTCTGGTCATCGTCCTGGGGAGCAGTTGGTGGCCGAGTTGCTGCGTTACTCGTTCATCAACCTGCGTCAGCTGGCGTCGGATCCAACGGATCAGACGCTTCCTCAACTACTCTCGTTCTACCCAGCAAATCCTGACCCAGCGCAGGCTGACCCGTCTCCGTCAATCGCGATGTTTCGCACGTGGTTGGCTGCCAACGCTATTGGCGTGCGCGACGCGTTCCCGAAGCATGGTTTTCCGCTTCCGCTGGTTGCCGTGTGCCCACTCGACGAGCGTGAGTCAGAGAATCTGCAAACGCTCGGAGACCACCACTTCACGCACGTAGATCGTGCTGCGATGACGCAGGAAGAAATGAAAGGGCAGTTCATCGCTCAGCAGCTTCAATTCCTGATCATCACCGACGACCCACAGACGACGATGTTTTTGTATCGAGTCGTCTGGTACATCATCTTCATCAACAAGCTGGATCTGCTTTCGTACGCGGATTTCCACAACCTGCGGATGTCGGGTGGGCGTCTGGAGTTCAATCAAGAGATGTATCCCAGCTGGCAGTACGCTCGTCAGATCACTATCTCGTTCGACACCATCTTCGACTACTACAAGGGGCCTGAGCGCGTACCTCGTGCGGTGAGCCTTGCGGCTGCTGCGGGAGTGACTGACGGGGCTCACGTCGCAGTAGTGCCGGCTTCTTCCTCTACGTAGCCCGTGCGTGGTACCATTACGTGCGTACAAGGAGTGTGACCATGGCAACGATGGGAAGGCAGTATCGTGGTGGCGATCTCGTGATCACCTCGCCGGAAGAAGTGGAGCGAGCGCGTCAGCGGCAAGCTGAATTCGCATCTCCCGATGCGATCTCGCTCGACGCGTACTTCGTCCGTCGTGACATTCGTGACGACGCTGATCGGGCTGCGCGACGTGCGTACGTCAAGCCTCTGGAGAATGCGACCATCGAAGCCTGGGATTCGCTTTTCATCAACTTCTAGTCGGCGTCTGCGCCGCAGAGAGAGGAGCTGAACATGAGCCAAAGAGTGCTGTTCGCAGGCGCCGTCCTGACTCGACCGGGCGCTGCGACCAAGATTGACGCGAGCGGATTCACCAACTTCGTGCTGAGTGGGGTCGGTGTGGTCGGTCTCGTGGGGGAAGCCGATGGGGGGCAGCCGCAGGTGCTGAAGACCTTCAAGAATGGAGCGCAGGCAAAGAGCTACTACCGCTCTGGCCCGCTCGTGGAGGCAGCGCAGATCGCGTTTCAGCCGAGTGCTGATCCGCGCATTCAGACGGGGGCCTCTCTCGTCGTCTGCGTGAAGGTCAACAACTCCATCGCCGCGAGTCAGCACGTCGCCTCTGTCGGCGGCGGCATCCTGAACCCGGCGGGCCTTGGCGTCACCAACCAAGGCGCCGCTGGTGCCGTTGCGTACACCTATCAGGTGGTTGCGCAGTACGGCAGCGCTGCTGGCATCGCGGGCATCAGTACCACGGCTGCCGTCTCTGTCTCGACGGCTACTGGCAATGCAACGCTGAACAGTACCAACTTCAACCGCATCTCGTGGGGTGCTGTGACTGGTGCGGTCGGCTATCTCGTCTACCGCAGTGCCAGCGCTGGTTCGCCTTCTTCGCTCGGCCTCATCGGTGGCACCGTGAGCACCTCGTTCGATGACACAGGGCTCGCTGGTGATGGGAGCACGGCACCGTCAGTGAACTCCACGAAGGACGCGTTCTACGCGGTGACGAAGGACTACGGGAAGCACACCAACTTCATCAACCTTCAGGTCAGCGCTGGCACGACGAGTACCGGGCGCATCCTGACGATCCAGTTCGTCGACGGAGGCATCATCACCAACAGAGAAGTCAGCCCGTCGTTGGGAGACGCTGGCAAGTTCACGCTGCTCTATACCGGCTCTGGCGCGTCCACGGCTGGTGCGGCGCTCGGCGGGGCTGGCCCGTTCAACGCGCTGACGGCGGGGCAGAAGAACGGCGCCACGTTCGTGGTCGCCATCGATGGTGGTGGCAACCAGACCTTCACCGTGCTGGGTGCCAAGGGCTACAAGACGGGCGCCGCCGCTACCTACGCCGCTGTCACCGCGTCGCATACGATGGTCGTTCGTCTGAACGGGGCTACGGGCGCTGACCAGACCATCACCTTCGCGGGTACCGAGAACACGCAGATGAAGTACCTCACGACGATCAACAACCAGCTGATTGGGGCGACGGCGCTCGACGATGGGGCTGGGCAGATCACCATTCAGTCTGACCAGTATGGCACGGGGTCGTCAGTGCGTGTCGTGTCGGCCGACGCAGACGTGCTGGCGTCTGTCGGCATTGCGGTCGGACTCGGGACTGCTGGCACCGGCAGCGCCGTCAACCTCGCTGCGATGACTGCCACCGAGGTGGTCACTCTCGTCAGTGCTACCCTCACGGGCTCGGTCATCGCAGTGGTCGGTGGCCTGTTGAAGATTACCTCCGACACGACGGGAGGCTCGTCTTCGGTCAACATCGTCAGCACGACGATGGCAGGCAATCCGTTCGGCTTCACCGTCGGCGTCAACACTGGCACTGCTGGTGTCAGTGCAGCCACGGCAACCATCACGCCGACAGGCATGACTACGACGATCACCGGGTCGACTTCCGACAACCTGAACATCGTGTGGTCGAACTTCAAGTCGCTTGCCGACGTGCTGACCGCCATTACCAGCACGGGCAAGTACACGGCGACGGCCCTCATCTCCAACGCCAACCGATTCGATCCGCGCAACATGGACAACGTGACCGCTCAGTCGATCATGTCCAGCGCGCTTACCCTGTACGCCACCAAGTACGACGTGGTGTCCTGGGTGAACACCAATTCGCAACTGATCTCGGCGACGGTCGGCACCGGAGACAATCAGCCTGCCACGCTGGGGCTGACCTACTGCGCTGGCGGCTACCGTGGCGTGGCGAGCAACTCCAACTTCACCTCGGCGCTCTCGCTGATGGGGACGCTTCGCGTGAACCAGGTGGTGCCGACCGTCAGCAGTGACGGTGTGCAGTCCGAAGTGCAGGGCTCCTCCACGGTCACCGACTCGTACACAATGGCGTCGGTGTTCGCAGCGGCGGATGCTCATTCGGCGTCGTTCAGCAGTGTCACGGGCAAGAGCGAACGGCAGACGTGGGTCGGCTGGCATCTCTCCAAGGCCAGCCTCATCGCGCAGGCCACCACGCTCCAGTCGTTCCACACCGTGCTGACGGGACAGCAGATCACGCTGCCGACGGCGGCTGACAACTCCATCGCAGCGGCGACTGCGGCTGGCACGATGTCGGTGTTCCCCGAGTGGGCGTTCGCCGTCACTCTCGCGGGCATGCGCGCTGGCGCACCGCTCGGCGAGCCGCTGACCTGGAAGTACATTCGCCAGTTCGGCATCACGCAGACGGCGGATTGGTCGTCCAATCCGGGCAGCACGGACCCGGACGATCTGAACCTCGCGGGTGTCACGGTGGCCGAGACCGTTCCCGGCAAGGGCGTGCGTGTGGTGAAGTGCGTCACCACGTTCAGCCGCGACAACAACGACGCCTACACGGAGGAGAGCATCGTCCAGGGCTGGAAGCTCATCGCCTACACGTGGCGCACGGCGCTGGAGGATCGCTACGTCGGTACGCGTGGCCTCTTCAGCAACGTGAACACGGTCATCCCGTACTCCAAGGTCATCCTCGGCCAGCTTCGAGACCAGGGACAGATCGCGGACAGCTTCAACGGTGGCACGCGCACCGACGGCTTCCACGACTTCTCGCTCGACCTGTCCGGTGACGTGCTGACCGTGGGAGCGGTCGTCTCTCCGGTGTCCGGTATCAACTTCGCTCTGAACAACATCTACATCGTGCCGGCGCGGATCTCGCTGTAAGAGCCGCCCGAGAAAGGTAAACGGACATGGCACTTCAGCTTCCGCAGGGCACGGGCACCAAGGTCTTCAGTGGTGTGCGTGCAATCTTCATCTTCAACGGTACCGCCGTCGCCTTCGCTTCTGGCGTGGACGCCTCGGAGGAGATCCAGTACCAGCCCGTCGAGCGGCTGAACGATATCCTCGTGACGGAGCACGTGCCGGTCGGGTATCGCACCACGCTGTCGTGTGAGATGTTTCGCACGGTCGCGAAGGGAGCGAGCACGGACGACACGCCGGGCTCGATTCACGAGCAGAACATCATGCCGCAGATCGAGGACATCCTGACCGTCGAGGGCGTGGACGTGATGATTCAGGACGTGCAGAGCAAGAAGACCCTGGCCACGTTCACGAAAGTGAAGACGGCGAGCAGTCGCTTCCGCATCGGGGCGAGGCAGATCACGCAGTACAACGTCAGCTTCGTCTGCGTCAAGATGACCGACGAATCGAAGTAACTTCTGCCACCGAGTTCAGACGGCGCCGATCTTAGCTTGATCGGCGCCGTTGTTGTATCATGGGCCGTAAGGAGGCAACAAACGATGGACACCGTAGCTGCCGCAACCGAGAACGAGGCTGAAAAGACCACACAGGGCGACAAGTCTGCGCCGGAGCAGCTGAAGACCAAGGTGGATGTCATTCCGCGGAGAGTCCCTGACGCGCCGCGATTCGACAACTACTTCACCGTGGAGGTTCCTCAGTCGATCTTCTACGGCAAGATGCTGTCCGGCGACTTCCATCAGACCAAGCTGAGCGTGGGACGGATGGGGCGCGTCGGTGTCGAGCAGGCACGGCTGAACGCCGGCACCATCCCCGACCGTGAGACGGATTTCATCCACTACAAGATCGCCATGTGCAAGGTGGCTCTGGTCGAGACGCCGCCATGGTTCGCTGACATCGAGGGTTTCATGGACATCGACGTGTTGGATCGGATCTATCGGGAGGTGATCCGTTTCGAGAACTCCTTTCGATTCGTGGCACGAGCACGACCGACTGAAGCTGCGTGAGTGGGCGTCGGGACTCGTTAAGTCAGTTCGTTTCTGGTGGTGCCTGGAGCACCGCCGACCGTTCTTTCATGACGAGGCTGACGACTACACACGCGAGGAGCTTTGGGCTGAGTTCTACACCCACGAGTTCATGACGAAACCGGATGCGCTCGATGAGCTTCAGCAAGAGATTCAGGAGTTGGAGGAGAAGCGTCGCGGTACAAAGGTTGTTATTCAAACGGGTGACGAGCTGATGGACCGCGTGGCTCTGGCAGAGGCAAGCGGCGAAGAGATTGACCTTATGGACGAGTTCTTCGGGGCTGACGAAGCAGAGCGCATTCGAGAGAAGTACGGCAAGGGCAAGAAGGATAAGGAGCTGACATGAGCGGCGAAGACATGGAGAAGATTCGGCTCGGTTTCGACGAGGAGTTCCTCGAACGAGAGCTGAGCCGCGCGCATGCCAGCTTCGATGCCTTCGCCGATCGGGTGCGCAACCGGATCGACGACTCTGTGTTCTCCGACGAGGCGCTGAAGCGTATGTATGTGGCAAACGAGCGTTTGAATCTCTACATGGAGAGCATGCGTCGGGTGGAGCAGCTGAAGGCCAGTGTGGCGCAGACAGACGAGGTGGCGTATCGCCGGTACGAATCGCAGCAGTCGCATATGCAGGCTGGCATTCAGCGTGAGTCTGCGGAGTACGAGCGCGCACGCCGAGGGCTTCCGACGCAGGGCTATGGGCAGGGCGGCGTGACCAGTGGTGCTGGTGGTCCCGGACTTGCTCAGCACGTCGGCATGGCCGTTCTCGCCGGTGGTGGGCAGTTCGCGCAAGGAGCCTTCGGTTTTCAGGTTGGTGGCCTTCTTTCGTCGGTTGGCGACCTACGCAAAGCCTACAAGGGCCGCTACGACCCTGAAACTGAGGAGCATGTCACGGACCCGTCTGAAAAGGCGGCTGCGTGGGGAGACATCACGAAGAAAGCGGTGGAGATCACGGTTGGTCAGGCGATCAAGGGATACGAGATCGTCAAGCAGCAAGACCACGCATACCGGCTTGCAGCGCAAGCAATGGGCCACGGTGACGGCATGGACCGCTTCATGCACACCTCCGACTCGTCGCTTATTGGTCAGTTCGGCATGAGTCGTCTCCAGGCTATTCCACTGATGACTCGTCTCGCACGCGCGTCTGGTGACGCTGGTTCCTGGGAATCAGTGCTGGGCATGGAGCAGGGATTCGGTGGTGGTGATGCCGCCTCTGGCTTGCTCGGCGCTGCTGCACGTCGCGGTCAGGTCGGCGCGAATAACCCTGGTGGGCAAGAGGAGCTTCTCGCGAAGACGGTTGGCGCCGGAGTAGTGCAGGGGCTGAAGGGGGCGCGACTGATGGAGGTGATGGAGGGGTTGACCACCGAAATGAAGCGCGGTTTTGGTCATCTCGACGTGGACACGCTGCTGAGAACCGCTATAGGCATTGCGAAGGCTGGCGGCGAGGAGTTCAAGGGCGAAGCCGGCATGGACGTGATGAAGAAGTTCACTGGCATCGGTATGGAGGGTGGTGGTGCTGGTCGCGGCCTTGCCATGACAGTAGCAATGATGGGGAAAGGGCAAGGCGGTCTTGGTCTTGGTGTCTTTGACGCCATGCGTGCGTCTGAGCGTGGTGTATTCAGTACAGCCGAGGGGCAGAAGTCGTTGGCGGGATTCATGCGCAACATGAGTCCCGATATGCAGGCGTATATCCTCTCGACGCTCGGGCTGAAGATGCACGAGGCTGACGCCGTGGTGAAGTATCTCCAGAGTGACCAGGATCAACAGAACCTCGCAGCGCTGGGGCAGGACGCAATTCAGGACCAGCGCGGTGATGTGATGCCATATGAGGAGCTTGGCAACATCGACAAGAAGCTCGATCTGCCAGCAATCACGCTGGGAGAAGGAGCTCGTGACGTTGCGACTAGCCGTCAGCGTGTTGGCCGTCAGTCAGGAATGGCGCGGACAGAGCGCGACCATGCCGGGCGTGTCGGAGATTTGGCTCGTCGTGGGTGGTCACGAGCTTCGGCTGACATGGAAGCCATGATGCAGGAGATGCAGGGGCGTGGCGTAGGTGGTGCCGGAGGCATGCCAGGGATGGATGCCGATTCCCTTGTTCCCGCAGGACGCACGGGTGCTACGTCGGCAACCCTCAGCAATCCTGATGTTCGTGCCGCGTATCAGCGGATGGCGGCAGCCTACAGCCAAGAGACGGGTGGCGAGCTTCGTCTTGCCGGCGCGATCAGCGGAGATCGTACCGCAGAGCAGCGCCTTTCGGCGTGGATGCGCCGTCGTGCAGGACACCCGGAAGAGTCGGAAGCCGAGTCTCGTCAGCATGCGGCGAAGGATCACTCGAAACACGAAGATGGGCAGGCAATTGACGTGATTCCTGCGGCGCTTGATTGGATGAAGCGCAACGCACAGCGCTTCGGCTTTCAGCATCCTGCGCGACTTGGCACCAACGACCCTGTTCACTACGAGTTTCAGCAGCCGAAGGTGAGCAACCAAACAGGGCACGAAGTCGAGGTGACCGTGACCGTGAAGCCGTCGCGAGCAGCACAGACTGTCGCGGCAGAGCACGCGGCTCAGACACACGATCGCTTCAAGGGTGGTCAGCGTGCTCTACGTACGCCAGGTCCGGGTACGTTGTTTGGTGGGGGCGCCAATGGCCGATAATTCAGTATGGGATGATCGCCCCTCTTCCACAGTGACGCACTATTCGGCGCGTTTCGGGGAGGCGTTTGTCTCTGGTCGTGAGCTGAAGACGGGCAACGACAACGATGTTCTCAGCTTCACTTGGAACAAGAATATCGATGCGCCGACTGGCAAGCTGTCATTGCGGTTGGTGGTGCGCCAGAACTACCTCTTCGGGCCAAACCGCATCCTCCCGAACGACGTGCTTACGGTGGAGACTGACGCAGGCGACGGTTCGCCGTCGCGTGTCATCTCTCATGTCCTCGTGGATCGCGTGTCGCTGCTCGACACCGTTGACAACAAGGGCGGTCTGCATCGTGAGATCGCTGTGTCGTGTAGCGATGCAGGCAAGGTGCTGGAGGAAACTAGCCTCATTCTTGATCCAAGCATCGAGCGGTTCATCCCCGGTAACACGAGAGAGGTGCGTCT